CTGAAGGCAGACGTATGTCAGGTGATATGAATACCGCTTTAGGCAATTGCATTATTGTGTTGTCTATGGTTGTTGGTATGTTTGAGAACATTTTGCGCATCCCGTATGATGTGTTTGATGATGGTGATGACTGTTTGGTTATAGTGGAAGAAGAAGACATGACTAGTTTCATGACTGTCACTCCATGGTACATGTTACAATGTGGCCATGAAGTTAAGGTTGAAAACATAGCCAAGACTCTGGAAGATGTTGAGTGGTGCCAAAGCAAACCAATATTTACAGGAGTTAATTGGAAGTTCGTTCGAAACCCTTTTAAGACAATGTCAGGAGCACTTGTAGGTACGCGTTGGTTAGTTAATAATCATCGTATGAGAAGAGAATTTCTAGCTGGTGTTGCACAATGTGAACTGGTATTGAATTCAGGTGTCCCCATTCTTGAAGAGTTTGCAAAAGCTCTGCTCAGGAATGCAGGTGATGCTGTTCCGAGATTTGATCAAACCAGTGGTGAGTGGTGGAGATATGTACGTGAAATGAAAAACACTGGTCCACTTGGTGTTACAGATGATGCGAGGGCCTCCTTTGCTAGGGCATTCAATGTCTCAATTGATCAACAACATGACATTGAGTTGCAATTATCCAAATGGGAACTTGATCTAACCCATGAGTCAGAAGCATCTACATGGAATCCGGAGACATGGATCAATGACCAAGAAGGTGCTGCTCAGTTCCCGGAGGGAAATTATACGTAGACCTATGTCACAGCAATTAGTTCCCTTTCAACCGGCCGCTTCGTCACGCTCTGCGAAGCCAGCTGTCGTAAAAGCTAAGAGTAAACGTAAGCCGAGAAATCGCAATCGGCAACAACTCAGTCTGAAGAGTGATCTCAGTCAATCTACCATGGTTTCTGCTCCAGTCGCAAAAGGACGGATACGCAGAATGGCCCAACCGAAGTTTCTCTCGGTTACCCAAATGGGTGATATCATTGTCCAACACAGGGAATATATCACCGACCTTAATGGTTCTACTACATTTGTGGCAAAC